CAACAAGATCGGCCGCAAGATCGACGGCATCGTGGGGCTGGTGGAACGGCTCAAACAAGATCCCAAAGCCTACCCGCGCACCCCACAGCATCAGGCCGGCGCCGACCTGGCGACCGCGGTGCTGCGCTATCTGATGGATCGCAACAAGTGGAACGAGGTGGCCCCGCTGGTCAACGAGGCGGGCGCGGTTGACGGCCTCGCCGGCATCGAGCTTGACCTCAAGCCCATGCCGGCGCCCAAGCAGAACGGGCAAGGCATGATGCCCGGCATGCCACCGCCAGAGGAACAACAGCCGGACTACGACGTGCTGTTCGGACCCGTCGACAACGACGGGTTTTTTTATGACCCGCGTTCGTTCAAGCATGATTTTGACGACGCGCGCTATCTCGGCATGGGAAAATTCGTTGACGAGGAAATGCTGAAAGAACTGCTGCCCGGGATGGATGATGACATCTCCGCGGCATGCAACAACACCACCAACCTGATGTCGAATTCCGATCGCGACACCCGCTGGTTCCAGGCCAACGGCGACTTCAAGCAGGTGCGGCTGGTCGACATCTGGTACAAATCGCAAGGCGGTTGGAATTGGGCGCTATTCACGGGATCGAAGATCCTGATGCAGGGCACCTCGCCGTTTTCTGACGAGAACGGCAAGCAATTCGCCAAATACCTGATGTATTCGGCACAGGTTGACCACGACGGCGACCGCTACGGCTTCGTGCGAAACCTGCAATCGGCGCAGGACGAGGTGAACCAACGCCGGTCAAAGGGCCTGCATGAGTTGAACAACCGCCGCATCATCGCCACCAAGGCGGCGGTGGCTGACGGCAACGTGGAGGCGCTGCGGCGTGAGGCGGCGCGAGCCGATGGCATCGTGCTGGTCAACACCGGGCTCGATGATATCCGCTTCGACGATGCCGCCAAGCAGGCCGCGGTGATGGGCCAACTCGAATTCATGAAATCGGCCGAGCAGGAAATCGAGAACTTCGGCCCCAATGCCGCAATCCAGGGCGGTGATGTCGGCAAGGGCTCGTCCGGCCGCGCCATTGCGCTGATGCAGCAGGCTGGGATCGCGGAGTTAGGGCCCTATATGACCAATCTGCGGTCGTGGAAAATCCGGGTCTACCGCGCGCTGTTCAACGCCGCGCAGAGCTATTGGATCAACGAGCGCTGGATCAGGGTTACCGACGCGCAAGGCGAACCACAATTCGTGCAGATCAACGCCCAGGTGCCCGGCCCTGACGGCATGCCGCAGAAGCAGAACGCCATCGGCGAGCTTGACGTTGACATCATTCTGGACGAGGGCCCCGACAGCGTGACGCTGATGCAGGACACCTACGATGCGATCGCGCAGGCATTGCCGGCGGTGGCGCCGATGCTGTCGCCAGCCACGAGCAAGGCGGTGATGAAGGTTCTAATCGAAACCTCGCCGCTGCCGGCCGACGTGAAAAAGACGTTCCGCGACACCGGCGAGGAAGAGCAGCAGCAGCCCGATCCGAAGCAAGCGGAAGCGCAAGCCAAGCTGCAGCTCGAGCAGCAAACCGCGCAAGCCAAGATGGCGCTGGAGGCGAAAAAGGCCGAAGCCGACATGATGCAAAAGCAGCAGGCGGCAGCGCTCGAGCAGCAGACCAAGCGCGAAGAAGCGGCGCTGACGATCGAGATCGAGCGGGCCAAGGCGCAAAACCAGATGGAGATCGAGCAATTCAAGGCCACGACGCAAGCTCAACTGGCGCAAAGCAAGGCCGCGCTGCAGGCGCAGCAGGCGCAGATGCAGCCGCAACAGCAGGCAATGGATTTCGGCGAGGGCGACGATGATGTGACGCAGCGGGCGATGCACTATCGCCAGGGGCTGGAGCTCGACCGCAGGCGCGAGAGTGAGCGCAGCAAGGCCGACGAGCACCGCGCCAGCCGGAGCGACGAGGCCATGGCCGCGCTCATCAACGCAATCTCGCACTCGCATGTCGGGCTGATGCAGGCGGTCAGCAAGCCGCGCAAAGCCGTCATTCACCGTGATCCGAAAACCGGCAAGGTGATCGGCGCATCGTCGGTGACGGAGGATTAGCTTGCTCAGTAAACGACGGCATGAGGGCTATTTGCTGATTGACCACAGCAACAGCCCCGGCATTCCCGGCCGCACGGGTAAACTGGAAAGCGCCACGTACACTTGCTCGCACTGTCCGCGGGTGGTGATACTCAATCCTAACCGCAGTCGCCCCCGTGGCTACTGTCCGGGATGCAACCATTACATTTGCGATCACTGCGAGGCCATCCGCGCGCAGACCGGATGCAAAACCTTCAAGCAAATCATGGATGATGTCTGCGAGCGCGCCCTGAAAGGAGCATGACATGGCCAAGCGATCCGTATCCGTCACCACCATTACGCCGACCGCGACCGCGAGCGGTGCCACCAATCTTGCGGATGCTACCTATCCCGCCGTTCTGCAGGGCGGCAGTTCGACCCAGCGCACCGCCATCATCGAAATCTATCTCGGCGGGCAGGCCACATCATCGGCACCGACCTACATGCTGCTGGCCAACGACGGGCAGGTGGCGTCAGGCAGTAACACCTATGGCACCGGGCAGATGGATGCCGCCCTCGACGGCGCCTCGGCGGCGCTGGCGGCGCCGGTCAAGACCGGCAACACCTGGGCCACCAACAAGCCGCAGCGATCGTCCTCATTGCATCTGCTCAACCTGTCGTTCAATGCCTTCGGCGGCATCGTGCGGTGGGTGGCGGCGCCCGGCGAGGAGATCTACATCGTCGGCAATACCGCGTCGGTGGGCGAGGCCTCGCTGTCGGCCTTCACCGGCGGCACGCCCGGCGCACTTGGCGCCCATGTGATTTACGAAACGGCATAACGCCGATGCCCACTTCACCAACAGGGGCATAACGCCATTAGCCGGCGGCGGCGCATTCTCGCCGCTCAGTCTTCCCGGTCTTAAAGGTTGGTACAAAGCTGACGCTGGCGCCTACCACACAGTAGGCCCCAACGTCCCAGCCACCAACGGCCAGACCGTTATCAGTTGGGCAGATCAAAGCGGCACCGGGGCTCCATCATTCAACACTCTTGGGGGGTCTTCCGGTGGATTTCCCACACTTGTTACCAGTGGACTAAACGGGTTGCCAATTTTGAACTGTAGCGGTGGGGCGCAGAGTTCGCAGACAGCGGCGACCTTCCCCATCGGGGGCTCTGCCTTATCCTTTTTTGCGGTTGTTAAGACTACGGCCGTTGGTAGTTCCGATCTTCGGATATTTAGTTTCGATGGGGGTGGTGGCGATACTGGAGCAAATAGCATCATTTTTTTCTACCATCCCGGCACAAGCCTGACCCTCGTAAAAACTCATCAAAACGGTGACAGGAGCAGCGCAACAATTACGTCAGGTAGCTGGAACCAACTGGGGACCATTTGCGACGGTGCCAATAATACAGTTTATCTCGGTGGCGTAGCGCAAACGCCGGTCGCCGATGTTTCAAGTTTCGGGGCAACTGGTCCCCTCTGTATTGGCGATCCAAGCGGCGTTCAACCGGACATGCAAATAGCGGAAATCATCATTTGTAACACCGCTCTCGGGAGCACCGACCGCACAAACCTCAACACCTATCTCTTTGGACGATGGGGCGTATGATGACTAACCTCGCATTGGCCTCCATCAAGTCACTAACGTCAGCCGGTGCGGCTCTGGGTTCGGCAACCCGGTCGCTCGGTGCGCGCTTCGGCGATGTAATCAATGTCAAGGATTTTGGTGCAACTGGTAACGGAAGCACCGACGACACGTCAGCAATTCAGGCCGCTCTTGACGCTGCGTTTGGCACCACCGCTTCACCCCACGGCGGCAATTCCGGCATGTCCGAACGCTACGCCAACCGGCCCGTTTTCTTCCCCGCCGGTCACTACAAAACAACCTCGGTTCTAACGGTCAGAAGCGTGTCAGGCGGCCATGTTTACGGCGCTGGTTCGGGCGTTAGCGTAATCACCAACGCTACGTCAGGCGCCACGGCATTCAAAACAAATGGATGCGCTTACACGCGCTTCGCAAATATATCGTTCGAGGCTACCGGCGGCAGCGGCACCGGCAGTATTGCTTTCGACCTCGATTGGGACAACACCGGAACCGTCGCCCTCAACGCCAATTACTTCGATAACGTTTCCTTCGGGGGCGAGATCGGCATCAGCATCGGTACCACCGGATATATGGGATCAGAGAACGTCTTCACGAATTGCTACTTCACCAACTGTGCGGCCCAAGGTCTTGTAACCAGGAACGGGAATGCGCTCGATCAGACCATCATTGGCGGCGGCGCATCATCGTGTGGCACGGGCTACAAGGTTGTAACCGGTTCCATCCAGCTTATCATGAACGTCGGCCTTGCCGGCAATACTGCTTACGACATCGACATAGAGAGCAATTGCGTCAACGCTATTATTGGTTGCCGCAGCGAAAGCTCAAACTTCATCTACGCTGCCGCCGGGACGTTCAGCCTCATATCTTGCGCTCATCATGGGAATGGCTTTTTCATAAACTACGCAAACGGTTCTTGCGTTATGACCGCTTGCCAATCCTACAACGGCAAGATCGGAAACAACGCCGGCCATGGAAATCTAGACATCCGTGCCTGCGATTTTAACATCCTTGATCCGCAGTCAATCACGGGAGCGGTCAACAATGGTGGCGGCCTGATACGACTTACGACGCCGACCACTGGTTATTTCATAACGGGTGATCAGATGGTTGTGGCAGGTCTTGTTGGCTCGGGCGGCCTTACTGCGGCGGCCAACGGTACCTGGCTTATCACCGTCATCGATGCGACCCACGTTGATCTGGTGTCATCGTCATTTGCTGGCGCTTACACCAGCGGGGGAACCATAGCGCCGTCAGCCACAAATCACCTCAGACTTGCCGGCAATCCATGCACGGATGCATATCAGAGAGATTTCGTTACACTGCAGACAGCCAGCGCCACACTCAAGCGATGGGCATCGGGAAGCCTCAACACCAATCTTGGCGCTACCGGCGCGGTTATAATTACGCTACCCAACTTGAACGATACGGATGCCAACAAACCCGGTACTAAATATCGGTTCTATGTTGCGGCAGCTCAGACACTCACGATCCAGGCGGCCAACAATATGACCATTCGTGTTGCCGCGAATGTGTCAGCCGCAAACGGCACTGTTGCCTCAAACACCGTAGGGAATTTTATTGAGCTCGAATGCATCGACGGGGGTGCTAGTGTTGATGCCACGAAGTGGATCGCAACGTCTGTTGTCGGCACCTGGACCGTGACGTAAATGCTCGCAGACGAGAATGGCGTTACCTGCTTTGTCGATGATCTCGGGGCGACCTCCTGGGTCGATGACGACGGCCAATCGCTGACCTGTGATGGCGACGGTGGCGGCGCCGGCACCGCCCTGATGCCGCAAGGCTGCATGTAGGAGAGAAATGATGGCGACCTACTCCAAATATTTCGATTTTGTCGAGCAGCTTTGCAACGGTGTGCACAATTTCTCGTCGCATACGTTCAAGGTGGCGCTGTCGAATGGCACGCCGAGCCAATCGCATACCACGCTGTCGGCCATCACCGAACTCGGCACCGCCAACGGCTACACCGCGGGCGGCGCCACCACGACCATCGGCGTGTCGGAGAGCAGCGGCACCGTGACGGTCACGGCAACCGACCCGGCCGCCTGGACGGCCTCGGGGGCCGGCATCACGTTCCGCTATGCGGCGCTCTACAACGACACGTCGGCCAGCGACAATCTGGTGGCGTACTGGGACAACGCCTCGTCCACGACAGTCGCGGCGGGGAATACGCTGACGATCGATTTCGGCGCAACCCTGTTCACGCTGGTCTAGGAGCGAGCCAATGAGCCGTCAGTATTTCGCCGATACACTCAGCGAGCCGGTTGGCAGCGCCTACACCACCATCACGGCTACGACCGAAACCGTGCTGATCCCGACCGCGCTAACCGGCATTCCGGCCGGCGAGGCGCGGCCCGGCAAGGTCTATGAGTTGACCGTGGGTGGCACCGTCACCACCGGCGCGGCCGGCACATTAATCATCACGCCGCGCTATGGGCTGGTGATCGGCGGCACCTCGTTGACTGTTTCGCCGACGCAGAACTACGTGCCGTCCATCACTACGGCGCCCTTCACCTATCGGTGCTGGCTTATCATCCGCTCGGTCGGCTTGCCGGGAGCGAACAGCACCGTGCTCGCCAATGGCAAGTGGGAGAGCGGCGGGGCAGTGGCAACGGCTGCATCGCAAACCTCGGTGCAGCATTACGGTTCATCCGCCGCCGTCGATGTTTCAGTGGCCTCCGGTCTATGGATCGGGGTGACGTTCAGCGTGGCACCTTCCGTCATTCCGCAGTGGCACATCTGGCGGTCGCTGAACTGATCGAGGGGGCAATGTCATGGCGCTGGGGCCCGGTCCCGCTGGCCTCAAATTCTGGACGCCTCCGGGAATAACGGCTGATAGCCCACCGGATGATATCAACAACCTTCCGGCTGGCATCGGCAATCAATTCAATCCATGGGGGCCACGGCGCCCGGTTGCGGATTGGGTTCTGGCTAGTCCGTCGTTTCTGATTTCTCCGACGGACACCGACAACCTGCCGGCTGGCGGCGCCAACTGGTTCAACCCGTGGGGACGCAAGCGGCCGGTTGCGGACTGGTTCAAGGGATCGGTGCCGCTCGTCCCGGTTACGTTCACGGCGGACAGCGGGAGTTACGCACTCACCGGCAGCGCCGCGTTCCAGGCGCTGGGCCATGCCGCCGGCAGCGGCAGTTACACCATCACCGGCAGCGCCGCGGCCCTGGCGCTGGGCCATGTCGCGGGGGCCGGGAGCTACACACTAACCGGCGCCTCGGCGGCCCTAGCGCTGCGCCACGTTGCCGGCGCCGGCAGTTACACTATCACCGGAACCGCTGCCGGGCTGGTGATGCCGTTCACGCTGACGGCTGCGGCCGGCAACTACGCCCTCACCGGCACGTCTGCTGCTTTCGTGATCCCTGGGGTGGCGGACTATCTACCCGCCGGCATGACCGGCGGATATGTACCGTGGGGCCGCCGGTTCCCGATCAATCTGCGGAGCTTCACCGGCCGGCCGCTTGGCACGGCATCGACCACGTTCACGCTGACCGCTGCCGGTGGCAGCTACGCCATCACCGGCTCGGCGGCTTCTTTTATCAATCTGGCGCCGCCCGATACGGCCAACCTGCCCGCCGGTATGACCGGCAGCTATGTGCCGTGGCGGCGACCGCATCCGGTTTCGTTGCGGACCATCACGGGTCGCCCGCTTGCAGCGACGTTCATACTGACCTGTGGCGCCGGCAGTTACACGCTCACCGGCGGCACCGATGTTTCGTTCCTCGGCATAACGCCGCCGACCGTCGAGCAACCGGGCGGAACCTACGTCGGCCGGGGCGCCGGCCGCGGCCGGATGATCCGTCGCCGCAAGCCCGGCGAACTGGACCTAGAACCGCCACCGCTCGAGCCGTCGCCGCCGGACCTGCCGCCGCCGGCACCAGGGCCCAAGCCGCCCGATCTATTGCCGCCACAGCCTGGGCTGATGGCGGATATGCAGATGCCGCAGCCAAAGTCGCTTCCGCCTCATGTCGATGAGGACGAGGACGAGATCGCGCTGCTTCTTGGATTGATTTCGTAACTGGCGACGACACAGCCGGGCGCACGGGCCGCGCACCAATGGCCCGCTTCGCACCGTCCCGGGCGATATCGGGGCGCTTCGTTCGGCCACGAAACGGCCAAAGGGTGAAACCATGAGCACCGAAAACCTGCAGACGCCAACGCCAGCCGGTGGTGGTGATGGTGGCAACACGATCACCGACCGCGAACTATTCGACCACGCCAACGCCGATCCCGCGCCGGCACCGTCGCCGCCGTCGCCGTCATCCGCAGGCCAGGAAGGCTCGGGGGAGGCGGTGCCGTCGACACGGCCGGACCTGCAACAGCCACAGCCGGCACAGACCGGACAGCCGCGAGCCCCAGACGGGAAATTCGCGGCGAAGGACCAGGGGCAGCAGGGGCAAACGCCGCAACAGCAGCGCCAGCCCGAGGATCACCGCGTGCCGCTGTCGGAATTGATGAAGGAACGCGACGCAAGGCAGCGTCTGGAAGCGCACGCACAAGAGCTAACGCGTGCGGTGATGGACCTGCAGCAGCGCCTCGATCCGAACCGGCAGCAGCAACAGCCGCAAGGACCGGAAACCATCTTTGACGACCCCAGGACGTACCTGGAGCAAAACGTCATGGCCCCGCTACGCCAAGAGGGGCAAATGTACATGATGAAGATCAAGGATGACTTGAGCCGCGAGCAGGCCAATCAGCAATTTACCCCGCAAGTGGTGAATGCAGCATTGGCGGAAATGGCAAAGGTCCGGCAAACCCCGCAAGGCAACTTTGTGTTTCAGCAAATCATGCAGAGCGGGCATCCCTACGGCGAACTGGTCAGATGGCACAAGCAAGCATCCGCAATGGCAGCGATCGGCGCTGATCCGCAAGCGTGGCTCAAAGAGCAGCAGCAGAAGTGGCTCGATGACCCAGTTGCCCAGCGTGCAATGATCGAACGCATGCAGGCGAAGCAGCAACAGCAGCCTCAAAGTGCGAATGGTCGAAACCCCGGAAACGTGCAATTGCCGCCGTCGCTTTCATCCGTCCCGTCTGCGGTTAGCCGCAATCAGGAGGTGGGCGATCTGAGCAGTCAGAGCCTCTACAACTTCGCGAACAGACCTTAAACCGGCCGCGCTTCCGAATGTCCGACCCGCCCATGTGGCGGGTTTTTCATTTGGGCCGTGGCCATAGCAAAAGGGATCAATGGCCATGGCCATTACCGACATCCAGGCTAATAACAAACTGATCAAGTTCACCCAGCAGATCAATCGCGAGTGGGTGCGCGAGAATATGTTCTCGCCCTACATGAGCGAGGACATCAACGCCATCATCCGCAAGAAGATGGAGCTGAAGTCGGGCGGCGAGGTGATGAACATCCCGCTGGTTACTAGGTTACAAGGGGCTGGGGTATCTACTGGTACCCTAGTAGGTAATGAAGAAAAGATCGACGATTATGGATACCGTATTTGGTTGGAATGGTGCAGGAATGCGGTAGCTACTACCAAGGCTGAAAGCCAAAAGGATAGTGCCGACATCTTCGGCGAGGCCAAGCCGCTGTTGTCGGATTGGTTGAGCGAGGTAACCCGCGACGAGATCATCGCATCGCTGATGGCTCTGCCATCGGAAAGCCAGCCGGCGGCCGGCACCCGCGTCAACGGCATCCAGTACGATCTGGCGACGGCGGCGCAACGCAACACCTGGCAGACGGACAACGCGGATCGCATTCTCTACGGCGCTTCCACCGCCAACGCGGTGAGTGGCGTGCATGCCACCGCGCTCAACCTGGTCGATGCCACGGCCGACAAGTTCACGGCCGCCAACTTGAGCTTGCTCAAGCGTGTTGCGATGGGAGCCAACCCGCGTATTCGTCCCTACAAGACGCGCTCGGGTTATGAGTACTACGTCGCGTTTGCGGGGCTGAACACGTTCCGCGATCTCAAGATTGATCTGCAGACCGTGAACAAGGATGCACGCTCGCGCGAGGGCCGCGAGATCAACGGTGCTCCCGATAATCCGCTGTTCCAAGACGGCGATCAGATCTACGACG